TGTACATAGGCATCTCCCTCGTGAGATACCCCTATTTAGGGGGGGCTAGCCACCCAAGTAACCAAACACTGGTTGTTGTCACTAGGCTGTGACTTCAATCATGTAAATAAATAGCCTAGTTCTAATTATAACAATGTAAATAAAGATTTTAGTAATACTAATGTAAATATTATAACAAACACGGTACAGGAGCCGGATAGCTCGCTGTACCCCACGATCCTAGAGGTTTTAATGTATATGAGACATTATGGAGTAAATCCCAACAGATTCGACAAACTTTGGCACCGTTATAGGTGTGTTCTTGGAATGAAAGTTTCGAAATTTGATGGCATTGATATTCCACCTCGTCGTTCACCTAGCCCTTTAAGTGTATTCGACGAAATGTTACAACCTCAAAGTGGATCATTGCAAAGCTCCGTATTTTCTGACGGAGTTAGCAACCAACAAAATGTCGCATTCTCTGAAGAGTTCGACCCCTATGTACTTGATAGTGCGGGCCCCATGGATTTGACGCGGTATGTCCATGATGACCATAGTGTCCCATTGGATGAATTCTTTTCTCGACCCGTGAAAATTGCAGAATATTCGTGGTCTCCCTCAATTCAATTAAATGATGAATTGGATCCGTGGTCGTTATTTTTCGATAATCCTAGAGTAGCGAATAGGATAGCGAATTATAAGCTTTTGCGTGCAAATCTTAAGGTCAAAGCGGTTATTAATGGCAATGGATTTTATTATGGAAAACTAATGATGGCGTATTGGCCTCTTAGTCACTATGATAACACTTCGGACTTTGGAGGTTTGAGTGAACATAGTTTAGTGGCAGTATCACAATTGCCACGTGTTTTCATGTGTCCCACCACTTCTGTAGGAGGAGAGATGAAGTTGCCTATGTTCTGGCATCTCGACTATCTTGATATACCTAAAAGTGAGTGGAACCAATTAGGCACTCTACTCCTGAGAACTCTGACACCTTTGAAACACGCTAATGGCGCTAGCAACCCGATATCAATTACGATCTTTGCTTGGGCTGAAGATGTTCATATAAGTGTGCCAACATCTAACGAACCTACTGTCTTACAACCACAGATGGGAGAAATTGATGAAGCAAATAAGAAAGGTGTCATAAGCGGTCCCGCTACTAATGTAGCCAAATATGCAAGTTATTTTAAAGGTATTCCATATATTGGTCCTTTTGCTAAGGCAACAGAGATTGCAGGGAATGCTGCCGCTTCTATGGCAAAAATTTTCGGATATTCACGACCAGCTATTACCGCTGCGCCTATGCCTTATAAGCCTAACCCATATGCGTCGTTAGCCTTAACAAACGTGCCTGATACCTCTCTTAAATTAACGGTTGATGATAAACAAGAGTTGACTATTGACCCCCGTATTGCGGGTATTGGCGGTGAGGATCCTATGAATATTCGTGCAATTGCACAAAAGGAAACTTATATAAGTTCATTTGATTGGGCTGTGGGCACTGGAGCTGATACCTTATTATGGAATGTTCGAGTTGACCCATGCGTTGTCAGGAAGCAAAATACCGGCGGTACTAAATTTTGGTTTCCAGCTATAGCATATGCCACTATGCCTTTTGCCTATTGGCGTGGATCTATCAAGTATCGATTTCAGATTGTTTCTTCTGCCTTTCATAAAGGTAGATTGAAAATTGTCTATGATCCAGATTTTATAGCTAGCTCTACATATCTTGGTTATTCGGAATTTAATACGAACTACATGAAAATTGTTGATATAGCAGATGAAACTGATTTTACGATTACAGTTGGAGGTGCGCAAGATTTAGTTTATAGACGACACTTTCTGCCTGCTACGGATGCTGGATCAGAAATGTTTTCAACAACTAGGTATACTAGTACTGGTGATATTGGAAAATCCAATGGAGTTTTGGGAGTAATTGTTCTGAATGAGTTGACAGTGCCAAATGAAGTACCTAACAATGATATTAAAATCAACGTTTTTATTTCTGCAGGTGATGATTTTGAAGTAGCTGGACCAGATGATTATTTTCAAAGATTTACTCTCATGCCTCAGAGTGAAGTTTTGAATCCTCAATCCGGAGACCTTGATCCAAATACACTACCCTCTGATGTGATAGGTGACCCTTCGCACGTTGGAGATAGTGTTGTGGGCTTACCGGAAGAGAATGATTCAAAAATAAATGATGTTTTCTTCGGTGAAAGTATATCGAGTTTTCGAACTTTGCTTAAAAGATTCAATATGTGGAATACTATTCCAAAAACTAGTGTAGATGCCTGTATAAGAGCTGGACGATTCAATCTATACCCATATTTTCGTGGATATTTCACGGATGCTGTTGATCAGGACGTTGCAGGTGAGCCATATAATTATGCAAACACTATTCTCCTTCACTGGCTGATGTGGGGTTTTAGTGGTTATCGTGGTTCTATCAGATACAAGCTGATACCTATGGGTAGCGTA